GTACCGTATCGTAATATTGCAGGACGCCCCATTTATTCATATGGGAGGAATCCTGCGCGATATAGATTTCCCGGACTCCCGCCTCGCTGTTCTCATAAGAAAGCTTGACCTTATTGTATGTGCCCGAATCGATGCTGGACGTGTAGCTGTACTCTTCGCCGGACGACGGCTCCACCAAAAAGTTCAGCGCCATATGGGAGATGTTCTTCAACGCCAGCTTCCCGTAATCATCAAAAAGCACATACATCTGCCCGGTATTGGTCAGCGTCAGATCCAGCGCATTCTGGACAATATCAAAAAGGGTGGAATTATCCTCCACCCTTGACGCGATCCGAAAACCCGTATCCTCTATCTCTCCCGTCTGCAGTTGGAAATCTGCCGCCAGCATCCGGATCAGGTCTCCCGCCGTTTTATCCTCATACACATAGGTATCCTTATTTTTTAAATACCGGAGCTGGTCATAGGCGGTTACTTCTACCATATCCGACTTCCCGCTGGATTTCTTTGTAAACACAAACCCGTAAAATATATCCTTCCCGTCTATCTGAAGCGCAACGTGATCCCCCTCTTCAAACCGTCCGATATTCTCTTTCGGGATTGAAAATTTCAACGTCCCCGGAGTCCCGAACCGGTCTGTTTGCCAGCTGACCCCTTCCTCCACTTCTGGAATGAACAGATCCCCTTCCGAA